GTTGGAAATGATTCTGTATATGTTTCTGGAGATGTTACTGTGTATATTGACGGTAATGCAGCAATGACTGTTGGTGGTAATGCCACTCTAACTGCCGGTGGGAATATTGTGGCCAGTTCGGGTGGTAATGCCACTTTAACTGCCGGCGGAAGTGTCAATATTACTTCTGGTGGAGATTTAACTGCCACGGCCTCAAGTCACAATCTCATTGGAACTGTTAATGTAACCGGAGACATAATAGTCTCTGGTCAAATAATTATTTAATTATTAGTTCTTATAAATGGTATATAAATAGAACATGTCAATCCCACTTAAATATATAGATTCTACACGGTCTTTTAAAGATTTGGATTTAAATTTTAATATACATCCAATCAAAAAAGATATCAATAAGCATTTAAATGAATATGCTATAACAAACTCAGTCAAAAATCTAATTTTGACCAATCACTATGAGAGAGTATTTCAACCTGAGATTGGAAGTAATATTAGAAGGCTTTTATTTGAAAATGTAGATACGATTGTAGCCGCACAGATTGAGAGAGAGATTACAGAAACAATTACTAATTTTGAACCTAGGGTTCAAATATCTAAAATAACAGCAATATCAGCACCAGATGAAAATGGATATGCAGTCAAACTTGAATTCTACATCATCAACAGTCCTAACCCAATTACAATAAATTTCTTCCTAGAGCGGATCCGATAAAATGGCTGACAGACTCCGAGTTACAGAGCTTGATTTTGATACAATCAAGACTAACTTAAAATCATTTCTAAATAATCAAACAGAATTTACAGACTATGATTTTGAAGGTTCTGGATTAAACGTATTAATAGACCTATTAGCCTATAATACACATTACAATGCATATTACCTCAATATGGTGGCCAATGAATCTTTCATGGACACTGCCCTATTAAGAGATTCGGTTGTATCTCATGCAAAAACTTTGGGTTACATTCCTTATTCTACGGCCTCATCTACAGCAATCATAAATTTTAGTGTTGAATCAGGTAGTAACACGGCAGCCACATTAACCATACCTTCTGGGTATGCATTTTTATCTGACCAGATTGATAGTAAATCCTATAATTTTATAGTACTAGAAGATACTACTGTTACAAAATCAAATACAAAGTTTATTTTTGAAAGCTTAGAATTGCACGAAGGACAATTAGTTACTTATAACTTCACTCACAATTCTGCTTCAAATCCTAAGCAAACTTTTCTTTTGCCTGATTCTAATATTGACACTAGTACAATTTCTATTTTAGTTGCACCTAGTGCAGGAAATACATCTACGACAATACATAATGCAGTTACCGATATTCTAGATGTCACTGGAACTTCTCCTGTTTATTTTCTACAAGAGAACAAAAATGGAAGATATCAGATATATTTTGGAAATGATGCCGTAGGCAAATCATTACCTGATGGTGCAATAGTCTCGGCTACTTATTTACTTACCAATGGGTCGGATGCTAACAAAGCTAATAATTTTGTTGGAACAACAACCCTCACCGATTCTTTGGCCACATCTCTGAGTAATTTCACTATAACGCCTATAAGTTCGGCTAGTGGTGGTGCAGATAGAGAATCTGTAGATAATATAAAGTTCTCTGCGACATCTCAATATTCAACACAGAATCGTTTAGTAACAATTAAAGATTATGAATCATACATACTTAATAAATATCCTAGTATAGATTCAATTTCTGTCTGGGGTGGTGAAGATAATATACCTGTTGTATATGGTAAAGTTTTCGTGTCTTTAAAACCAAAAACAGATTATTATATTTCTGAAGCTGAAAAACAGAGAATAATAGATGATATTATCACACCAAAATCTATTATCTCAGTCTCAACACAAATATTAGATCCTGAATTTCTTTACATAATTATAGATAGTCAGGTACAGTATGATACTAAGAAAACAACCAGTTCTGAAATTGCCATTAAAAATGCAATTAGAAGTGCCATATTGACATACAGTTCTACAAATCTTAATAAATTTAGTTCAAAATTAGTATTATCAAAACTACAAGATTCTATTGATAGTACAGATTTAAATTCTATCGTTGGGTCAAAAACAAAACTTCGGGCACAGAAGAGATTTAAGCCAACATTAAACGCAAACAAATCTTATACGATATCTTTTAATGTCAAATTAAATCGTGGAAGTCTGATTGATAAGGTATCTTCATCTCAATTTACCGTAAATGATTTTGCCGGTATTTCACGAATTGTGAGTATAGAAGAAATTCAAAATTCTTATACTGGAGTTTCTGCAATTTCAATATCTAATCCAGGAACAGGATACACTACTGAGCCAACGGTAACTATTACCGGTGATGGTGTTGGTGCAACAGCTTCAGCTACCGTTGTTAATGGTACAATACAAAGCATAACAATCACCAATCGAGGAATTGACTATTCTAGAGCTATAGTAACTATAACCGGAGGAAATGGATATGGTGCTGAAGCAACAGCTGAGATTGATTCTAGAACAGGAGTTCTAAGAACAATTTATTATGACAGTTTATCGCAAAGACAAGTTGTAGATTCAGATGTTGGGACAATTGATTATGATGCTGGAATTATAACATTAACTGATATTAAAATAACCTCTGTCACAGAAACTGATGGGTATATTAGAATAAGTGCAGAATCACAATCTGGAATTATAGAATCTGCCAGAAATACTATTATAACAATTGATGCAGAAGACCCAACTTCCATAGTCACTACATTAGAGTCCATATAGTGTCTGATTCAAAAACATCAATACTAATTAATAGGCAGGTTCCTGAGTATATTCGGGAAGAATATCCTACTTTTATTACTTTTTTAGAGGCTTATTATGAATATCTTGAGACTAAACAGGGTACTCAAATAAATGATTCTACCAAAAGGGCAAAAGAAATACGGGATATTTCTGATGTAGATGAATCTATTGATGACTTTGAAACTAATTTCTATAACACTTATGCCCATCTTTTACCTAACGATGTGGCTGTTGATAAAGAATTTTTAATTAAGACAGTTTTACCTTTGTACTTAGCCAAAGGAAATGAAAAATCATTTAAATTATTGTTTAGACTGATTTTTAATGATGAGATTGCTATCAATTTACCTAAAAATAATATTCTTCGACCATCAGATGGCAAATGGACGATTGACAATATATTAAAGATTGAGACAGATATTCGGAGTGTATATACTGCTAATGGAAATAACACTACATCAATTGTCACAGGTAATACTACATTCATATTAGCTGAAGAAGTTGGTTTTGAAGACTTATCTGTATATGTTGATGATGTATTGAAGACACACGCTACAGATTATTATGTAAGAAAAGAATCAAGAAAAGTAATATTCAATACTGCACCGGCAGTCAATTCAGTTGTTAAAGTTGTTTATGCAAACTTTGATATTACATCATTAAACAATAGAAAAATAACAGGTTCTTCATCTGGTGCAACGGCTATTATTGAAGTTGGTACACCTAGAATTATTACTGATGGATTAGTTGCTGGTTTGCCCTTTGAATTGTTCATTAATAATAAAACTTTAAATGGTTCTTTTTTAAACGGCGAAACAATAACATCGGATATAATAGATTCAAATGATATAAAGATTAATCTTGTTGCAGATACCTCTTCAACTCTTACTAAGATTAATGTTATTGATGGTGGTTCATCTTATAATATTGGTGATGTGGTTTCTATAATTGGCGGCGGCCCATCTTCTATTGCTACAGCTGTTGTTGAAAGTATCTCAGCTGGTACAATAAACACACTAACAGTAAAATATGGTGGAGCTGGATTTAATATTGCTTCTATCATAACAAGTACAGGTATTGCACCACTATTAACAACTGGTGCTGTCGATGCGGTAAATTCTACTGGAAATACTGTACCTAATTTTTATTCAGTTACATCTGACATTATTAGCACCTATGCAAATACTGTATTAAATGTTGCCGACTATGGATTTCTAAGTACTATTAGTGAAAATACAAACACTAGAATTGTTGATGCACTCACCTCATTAAATGTAACCAGTATTGGTGCAATGACTAATGCTATTGTTCTATTCTCTAATGTAACTAGTAACATTACATCTTTTGATTCTGAGGGAGCAATATATTCCGCCGGTACAAATTTCTATGATATAAAATCTTTCAAATCTGTAGCCAGAATTGATGTGACCACTGGCGGGCTTGGATATAAAATTGGAGATGAGATTGTATTTGGAAGTAATCCGGCTTCAACATATGGATTTGGCGCAGCTGCCGCAGTAAAAACTATAGCTGCAAATGGTGCCATAACGATGGTACAAATTCAACCAGGAAGATTAACGGGTACAGCTAATATTGGAAATAACAGTATTAGTATTATAGGAACAGGAACAAACTTCACCTCAGATTTAATTGTTGGGGATAAGATTGTTATAAGAAGTCAGGAACGATATGTAAATGCAATTACTTCGGGAACAACAGCCAACGTAAATGTGGCTTTTACATTCACAGATACCTCGGCTAATTCTAATAATTGTCCAATAGGTTCATTTTCACAGAGTATTTTAGGTGGAGTAAATTATACACAGAACAATTTTCCAGCATTGACAATATCTTCAGCCAATGCAAATGCCACTGGTGCGGTTGTAACGATGACTTCTCTTATTGGGGATGGAGAACAATTACAGGCAAACACTTCAGGTATCGCTGGTCAGATTCTGACAATTAAATTTACCTCAGGTGGTGCAGGATATTTGTTTATACCTTCAGTTGATATTACTGCCTATGGCAGTGGAACTGCAACAGCTAATGTAGAAATTGGTTCATCATATACAACTTCTGCTGGCCGCTGGACAACATCTGATTCAATTCTTTCATCTTCAGAGAGAAAATTACAAGGTAGGAATTACTACGTTGATTATTCGTATGTAACGTCTTCAGTAACTGAGTTTAGAAAATATAAAAAATTACTGAAAGACTTGTTACATCCTGCTGGATTTATCAATTTTGCAGATTTAAATAAGACTGCAAATCTATCAACTAATGTAAGTGTTTCAACCGTAAAAACAACGACTATTTCTGGTACTGTTAATACAACGGTTTCTTCAATATATGTAACAGGAACAAATACTAAATTTAATATTGCCAATACACTAACCATACTTACTGTAGGTTCAAATATTGCTGTGAATGGTATAATTAGAACGGTTAATAGTATTATAAGTAATACAAA